GCCGCTGGAGTAGTAGTACGGAGAACGCAACAGATTGCAGCGACGATTTCCGTCATCATCTTCCTTATAGTAAGGGACATCCTCCTGCTGATAGTATTCGTACCAATGTCCCTCGCCAGGCATCGAATAGAAACAACGACCATACAGCTCTTTCTCGCTCTTGAGCCAAATCTTACAAATGCTCTTAATAATTTCCTTGCTACAATCGCCGGCGCTTGTAAGTTTAACGACCGGCTTAATAATTGCCTGCAATTCATCAGAGCAAAGAGAGAAGAACTCCGTATCCAATCTGCGTCTTGCAACAGAAGCTTCATATCCGCCGCGATTCGTGCTTTCGTCGTTCCACGACCAGTCCTCGTTGTAAACTCTGACCATATCCCAAGAGAGAGGTGCTTTTCCAGTCCCATCAGCAAGATCATCATGGTTAAATCCGATAATCTGCCACACAGCAACGAACCCATTCTTCATGCGGTCTTTCTTCTGTGCGCCAAGTGCAAACACTTCACGCGCCTTACCAGACAGTCCGATTTGATCAATTTCGCCCCAGGAAAGATGGTTCAAATCTTTCAAAGGCATTGCAAGCGGTGCTTTACAAGCGGTCTCAATGATATGCTCAGTTGCCGAACTATCATCGAAACTAAGAGTTACTGCATAACCATCACAGACGATATTCATTGCAGCGAACTTGCTAAGATCCTTTGTTGCAATTTTGAACTGCATAAAACACACCTCATAAAAATTATTTTGCTAATTCCTCAGAAAGAAAATTCAATACTTGAATCATACCTATCATTGAGCCTTCGCTCTACCTCCATTACCTTCTCACAATGTTCAGCCACCAGGGAGATAAGCCTGAGCTTCAAGGAGCGACCTTTAACTTCTTACCCCAGCCTTACACAGCGAACTGTATTAGGCCAATTCCTGCGCGGGATTGTTTACCCGCAAATTTCACCGTTCGTTCAGAAAATTTGATAGTTTCATACAATTTCTTTTTCATCATATCGTATTAAAGATCAAACACCAAAACTGTCCTACGGCTACTTTAACCGGCGACTTTCGTTATAGTCGAGTTTCTTCGACATCAAGACAGGAGCGCATTGTTGGCATTTCCTCCGGTTGTACTGGTTGCCACACCAGCACCCTTGAGGATTATTCTCCACAGGAGCGTCTATTGCTGCGCCCGAAAGTTCCGTGCTTTTTGTAGCGATAACTCTTGGCAACACACATTTTCGTTGGCAGTTTCCGCCTCCCAGCAATACATCACTGCATCACTGCCGCCTGGACAATAAAAGGTATCCCTCGTAAATCCAGCGGGAACTACTGTGCGTCTCGGAGTGCTGACACACTTTATTCACCGAGTTAATCATAAGCATGGTTCAAATATTGAATTTTCAAAGATCATGGAGCTGGCGACAGGACTCGAACCTGCAACCTGATGATTACAAATCACCTGCGCTACCAATTGTGCCACGCCAGCATATTGTTTAACTATGTCCTTTTGACATTATTGAGTATAGCATATAGGTACATGGTTGTCAATAGGAATTAGCAAAATAATTTCAGATTTTTTGGTGGCTGAGGCTGGACTTGAACCAGCGTCTCCGCTTTATGGGAGCGGCAAGAAAACCAGCTTCTCCACTCAACCAAATAGGGAGGGGCAAAAGCCCCATCCCATAGTCATTCTCGAATACTTCTTAAAAGTTCTGCTCCGGACTTAAACACGACATTCTGGAACTCCGGAACAACGATGCTCTCTTTCGTCACTGGATGAAGAGCGGGATGTGACTTATACTTTTTCACATCAAATGTTCCAAACCCATAAATCGAAACTCGATCTCCGTTTCTAAGAGCATTCGCAATTTCATCAAAGATATCGTCAACGATATCCTTGACCATGTACTTCTTATACGCCTTATTCTTCTGAGCAAGCGTATTTACCAAATCTGCTTTATTGATATTCATGCTGATGTATCGCTCCTTTGTGGGCGATAACGAGTCGTATCAAAGTCAATATCGTAAAATGCTTTGACACCATTATAATCACAGACGCAAACCAACTGTTGCTGCGCTCCGTAAATGCGCTTTCCAACACAGTAGTCATCCATACCGAGAAAGCTGCCGGCCATAATCGTTTTTACGCCCTGAACACTATCGGTCTTATTGTGATGCAAATGACCTGATAGAATGGCGTACACCGATTCTTTTGCCATTGTCTGAAGCGATTGAACTTTCCCAGCAGATCCATCATAATCACCATGTACACCGAGATAGGTCTTGCCGCGAATATCAAGCAAATACATCGTATCGTCAATCTTTCTGTAATGATCAAACGATACATTCTCGAAAGCCTGTAAACGAGCTTTCAAATACCATTCAACCAAATCGTCAAGACGCTCATGAATCGAAGCAACATCTTTCTCTTCAAGCCGAGAATGATTCCCAGCAACAGAAGAAAAGTAAACATTCTTAAAGTGTCGGCTTAATGTAGACAAAAACTCCGCAAGAAGTTCAGACACTCCAACAACCTGTTGAATAACATTTTCTCTATTCGACACGGCAATAGACTTATGGATATTTCCGCTAATCAAGTCTCCGTTTGCCCATACATAACAATTCTCCGATCCATGCAAGGCGGAAATTTCAAGGATGCGATCCAGATATTCATTAAGAAGCTGCACACAAACATCGGAATTATAGTAATTCCAATAGTTGTCCACACACGCTCCAAAATGCAAATCGTTTAAGCTCACAAGCAAATCGCTTCCGCTTGACTCCATTACACATGGCACATAGTCAAGCCGAGGAATTACGCCAGAAGTAATTGCCCTCTCAAAAATATCAGAGTTTTCATCCTTGCGAGCCAGGTCACGCACAACTTTATTAAGAGCATTTCTCTGGTCGAAAAACCGTTGGCGTTCTTTCTTGAATTCAAGCATCTTCTGCTCAATCTCGTCAAGATATGCACTTCCGAGATCTTGCGTAGCTTTCTGCTTGAAGTATTTCATCACATGATAGCCAGAATACGGCGTTACATTCGCCGCTTTACGAAGGCTGTCGTAATGAATATCAAGACCAAGCAGATCAACGATATCCGACCACTCTAAGTCAGAAGGGTTCTGCTCAACCTTAATTTCGATCAGTCGCAAACCATACTCATAACTATCTTCATTTTCAAGCTGCTTATATTTTGGATTCAATATTCATCCCTCCCATCATTGGGCGGCAACTGAATACTGCGGCGAATTGTCAGAGTAACGCCAACAACGCCGTCCCAGCGTTTTAACAGCTCTAAAAGGCTGTATGTTCTTACGGAATCAGTATCATATTCTGTGATTGTCATATCACTGGTATCAATTATGGCATTTTCAAAGCTTTCGCTTTTAACCACCATTGACATTATGCTTTCCTCGCTGCTGAATGATTCGTTTGCGACGAATCTCACGCTCTCGATCAATCCGTGCGACAATTTCGGCGGCGAGATGGTTCGTACTCGCAATCGCCCTCATGTTTCCTTCACTCTCTGTTGCGTAGTAATGATGCCGCTTTGAATCCTGCATCATTGTTCGCGTCACCTTGTACTCAGGATGCAATTCTCTGAGAATACGCGCTTCTTCCTTAGTTACTGGAATCATATAAAGTCTTCATTCCTTTTCAAAAAAGATGTCTGGGCTGCGGGTATCGCACCGCAGCCATAGACAGGAGAATCCCGAATAGTTTAGTAAATACGGTTTTCTTCCCTTAAAGGTCTTTTTCTTTTTGGTTGCAAACATTCCGTTGAACAACGGGTGTTTCGTCATATCTGCCAAGCGTTATTTGACAAATTGGATAGGCAAACATTCCGTTGAACAACGGGTGTTTCGTCATATCAGACTTCAAAATAAAACATGGGGACATTTTGTGCTGTTTAGCTAATTCCTAACAACATCATGCGACGCTACGCTGACGTCGTTTCTTCTCACGCTCATAATTGCGAATATGGATAGCTTGACAGTCATCGCAGCGCTTCTTATTTTTCACGATACCGTCTACCTCAAACTCTTTTCCGCAATCAATACACCGCAGTTTCTTTTTACCGAGTGGGTGATATCCAGAGCAATTCGTACACACTTTCTGCTGCGGGGAAAGCGGAACGAAACGCTCTCCGCATTTTTTGCACTGAATAGAACCATCTGGAATGTTTCGCTTGAGGTTTTCCAGAACGATATCACCAAAGCACATCCAGAAAACATTTTTCCTACGGCTATTCTTACTATGGAATAGATATTTCACAAGAATGTCGCAAACATCTAAGCGCCCAAGACCAAGCTCGTCGAATTGCTTCAAGATATTGTCCCGAATATATGCAAAGTTCGAGTCATCATCATAAAAGCTGATCGAATAGCGGTACTGTTTTTCCACATCATTGTACAGGTCAGTCACAGACGATAGAAGCTCAACCTGTTTCATCGGATTACTAAGCATATACTGATATCTGAAGACACCAATATTCTTCGCAGCAAAAGACATCCGCTTATTAGGCACGATATGTTCAAGCTGATTTACAACACTATTGTTCGTTCTCTGAACCTGAGATTTTGTTTTCTTTTTAGCGTGGATAAAAAAATGCGGCGCTTTCATACTCGTAATTCTTGCAAGACGAGCATTGATCTCATCTGGTCGAGTTGGCTTATACAGTGTTTTGGCATAGTCGATACAGAAGTTGTTTTCCATACAAAGGATTTTAATTGCTTCTATGTCAATATCCTCACCGTTCCAAATCTTCGTAATATCATTGCTGATAACACCGATATTGCCACCAGTCCATGCGGCGCGAAGCCCTTTGAAAATTTCCTCTGGTGTAATCGTAACAGCGCCGGCCTTTGCCATCTCGTAGTATAAAGGAACGATTCCTTCCATATTGCGCTCAGCAATAGACACAAGCAAGGAATCAGCGCATACGAGACTTTTATCTCCGTCGCAATCAAACTGTAGGATCTTTGAAATTAAGTCATGGCAGCTCGTATAAATAGCATTTTGAGAAAACCACTTTTTCGTTGCGCTTGTTACAACATTTTTACGGACAGCATGTTCACGATATAAGTGGGGTGAACGCAGACAGTCCAATTTACCTACTGTGCGATAAAGGTAGCAAGACACCTCTCCATCTGCAAGCAGGCCAACAGGACTGCGATTTCCAAGAAACAGCCATTCGCAGAAAGCATAGAGATCTGGAATCAAGAACATATACTTTGCGCTTAAATCAATCTTTGCTGCTCTTGCCTCAGTAACAAGATTCTTCTTGATTTGCCGTAGCATCTCTTTTGTGTATGGGTCGGAAAGCAATTCCGGATAGATACTAAGACACTCCTGAAAAGCATTCTTGTTGCGATACTGCGTAGAAGCCCCGAACACATCCAGCATGGTATTCTTATCCGATGCGATTTTAGCAATTTTGTCAATCGTCTTTCCAGCAAGCTGTTCAAGTTCATCTGGACTCAAATCCGTGAGTGTTTGAAGCATTTGGTAGTTAAGCTTTGCATCAGGAATAAAGTCCTCTTCCTCATTACACTTACCGACAGTGCATCCATTCGCTAAAAACAAATCAATGTATTCCTGCCAATTCGCATAATACTTGTACATCTTAAATTGACTCTTTGTAAAAATGACCTGGATATCCTCTGCAATTACATCATGTTCAAAACCATAGATATCTGTTACCAGACCATGATTTACGGATGGGTCGCGTTCGTTGGCTTCCGAGATAAACTTATCAAACGGGAATACAGCAAGAAGCCCTTTTACCCACGGAAGACGAACCATAGTATTCTTTGCATTACAAGAGGGAAGAACCATGCCGCAGCCATCCGTATGTGTAATTGGAATCTCCATATCTCTGCGCTTAACACTGTATGTTTTGTGATCAATAAAATCAACAGTTCCACTAACCATTGTTTCCATATCATCTACAACGATAGTCTTTCTAATGTCGAAATCTTCCCACAAATCAGTTGCGCTATTACACAGTGCAAGGTACGCCAGATACTTATTGATATTGATTCCACCAAGCTCGTTGATTTTTTGAACGCTCAGTCCACACATAATGGTTTTTTGATACTTCTCCCAAACTCTTTCCTTAATGAAAACAGTTTTCTTTGTTCTGATCTGTCCAGCAGATGCCGTAAAACAAATGTAGCGTTCTCCATTAAAGGTATACCCATTTAGAATAAGATCTTCAATCACATCAAAGTAATATGTGCGAATAACCATGAAATCGTCATACAGCTTTCCTGTCTCCATGCCAAGTGTTCTTGTAAGCATCGACTCAAAAACAGAAATCACATTCTTATCAACCACATATTCAGTCCGTAACTCGCGTTGTGAGCGGTGCGCTTGAAGAAGCGATACAAGCTCAGACTTCTTAATCTTAATCATTTGGTTCGTACCGCGAATTTCTTTCGCAATCTGTTTTACACGGGAACTATCCATCGCAACAGAAATCGGATCTGACTTTCCCATACCATACAATTTGCGAAACTGAGATTCAGCCTTCTCTTGTGTTATTTCTCCAGCACACAGCCGCTCAATAATTTCTCGCTCTACTTTTAATTTTGATTTTGAAGAGCAATGCTTATTGATCTCCACCTCAAGTGCCTTTTCTTCGTCGGTGTAAAACGCACTCGTATCAAAACTATAAATATGGATTTGCCGATCAAGACTAATGGCTAATCACTCCTTGCCGTTATTTATTCTGTATCTCTTATCTTTTAACAAACGCTTTTCAATATGCCGTTGAACAACGGTATATTTAGAGGCAGTTTGAACCACATCGGTTCAAATGGTGTCCCCATCAAGCCATTTTTCTAATAATCTACGCATTCTGGAAGACGGAATATAGATATCATTTTTCGTTCTTCGAGTAGTAAGGCTGACTTACGAATTCCGCTCCGCCAAATCTGCTGAGCTATCAATCTTTTGTAGATCACCAGTCCAGAAAAGCCAGCCATCCGGATCTTCTTTCAAAGTGACAACAGAGTTTAGCTTTTGAACCGAAGCAGACCTATCATACTGTACGGTAAAGACGTCTCCTACATGAGTCTCTACAAAATCACGATAGCGTTTGGACAAGCGCAAATAATCTGGATGCTTCATGATCTGTTCAACATTCAATCGAACCAAATCACCATCATGTAAATCCTGCGGTGCAGAACCACGATTTCGCATAGAAATATACATCTCAGCCAAACTGTGAGAAACGCCTTTCTTCTTTGCAAGACTCCTAAACTTCCTTGTTTGTGATCTGTTCATATCAACCTCTTGCCGCGATATAGCTATCAAGCAAATCCAGAACTTCTTCTACAAGAGATACCCAATTCGGGTCAATCTTAATTTCATCCCTGTGATTTCGGTAATACTCCGGAGCAGAATCACCATTAACATACCCCATAGCCTGCCAATCACAAATCATTTCCAGATAAGCACAGATTTTCGTGTCAACATCGTAATAAGACATAAAGTCTCCATTACAATCAATCCAATACTGCCAGTGATGATCGTTAGTGTGATAGTGACGCTCCCACGCCCGTTCAAAAGCAGCGTCATTAACCACTTCGCCCGCAACAGGATAAAAATGCTGACGATACGGTAAGAATTCTTCCTCAGACATCTTGCTGTCATCGTGATTGTGGATACGCCATTCCATCTCATCAAGAATTTTAGGACGCTGGAATAGATCAATTCCCTTTAAGGCATCACGCAATTCCAGCCATGCTTTCCTAATGTTCTCCTTGTGTTGAGCAATGTAATTCATATACTCAGTTGTCTTTTCTAATAACTCTGTCTTATTAAACTCGCTCATATTTCCTCCTGTTATCTGTACATCTTTCTGATTCTAATGATATTCTTTCCGAGCAATTCTGCGGCACGAGTTGCTTCTTCGACCGTCGTATTCCATCCAAACGAAACTCTGATTGTGGACTTTGCCTGCGTATAATTCCGACCAATAGCTCTTAAAACATGGCTCGGCTCTAAGCTACCAGCAGAACAAGCGGAAGCAGCAGAAATACATACACCGTCCGAATTCATCAGATGAAGAATAGCTTCTGATTCAACATCATTTATTGTAATACTCAAGATACTGCTTAGCTGAAATGATTTCTCATAATGCTCATTGACCCTGATTCCTTCGTCGCATACAGAATACAGCTTTTTCAAAAATGCTTTCCGTAGCACCAATGCGTCACGAGAAAATTCGTTTGGCATTGAAAACTTTGCTGCAGTACCAAGTGCGACAATACCCGCTACATTCTCCGTGCCGGCTCTCACGCCAAATTCTTGTCCGCCGCCGTATATAATCGGCTCAATATGCTTTTTAAGCCCACCGCGCACATATAAAGCCCCAACACCAATCGGCGCACCAAACTTATGCCCACTGATAGACAACATATCAATTCCGTAAGCATTCACATTGATATCAATATGTCCAACCGCCTGCACTGCATCCGTATGGAATACCGCGCCATAGCAATTACAAAGATCTGCAATGCTTTTTACGTCCTGAATAACACCGATTTCGTTATTCACCCACATAACAGACACAAGACCTACATTGTCTTCTTTGAGATATTTTTCAAGCTCAAATAAATCCACCTGACCATATGTATCGACGGAAAGCGGCTTCACAACTATTCCAAGGCGTGTCAGTAAATTGCGCTGATTCAAAATGGCGTGATGCTCAATTTGACTAACAAGCATTACATTATGGTTTGTTGCATTTAGAGCAGATGCCATTCCTGTAAGTGCCAAATTATCTGACTCAGATCCGCCAGAAGTAAAAATGATTTCCTCTGGGCTATCCGCGCCGATTAGCTTAGACACATCAAAACGAGCCTGATAAATGGCTTGGTGCGCTTGTCGGCCAGCGGAATGAAGAGAGCTTGGATTGCCACATCTTCCAGAACCATACCAATAATTCAACGCCTCATATACAGGCGGTCGAATGCTCGTTGTCGCTGCATGATCTAAATAAATCATCTTTCTCTCCTTTATGGGCGGACGGGCTTTGCCCGTCCGCGCCACACTATCATAAAAATTACACACTAACATTCGGATTGTTAGTATAGGTCGCCTACACACTCCGAAAAATATGTCTCTTGGTTTTCTTGCAAGATGTTTTCGTAATACGGAATATCTTCCGATTGCTCAATAGGAGTAAAATCATCACATCTTTTATCACATAAACACTTGTCAGCCCAATAACATCCATGACAAGTCAAAGCATTGTCGTTCATATTTCATTGTTCCTTTCCTCTGTCACATGCGCATCATCTCCTAACATCTCCAATCTTTTTAACCTGCCCTTTTCAAGACGCGCTTTGGAAGCAGCAATCTGCTCCTCCGTCATAACTACCTTCTTTTTTGGTTTTACCTTGAACCATTCCGCTGGAATATGAGCAATCAAACTTCCGTCCGAATTCACATGCCGAATCTCTACTTCATCTGGGTATTGCTCTTTAAGTTTCCATATTTGATTGATCCACTTTGTTTCACTACTAAAGAATGTTGCTATCTTTTCTCCAGCAACATGATCAATAGCTGTCTCTCTAATATCACCCGTCATGTGCTTCACCTATATATTCCAATAGAAATTTCTTGATTTTTCTTTGACACTGAACTTCTGGCTTATCCGAGAAGCCCTGAATTGCACAGCACCTTCCGCCACAAACAACATCGCACAATGTAAAAATCGGGATTGCCGCCAAAAGACAGGAAACATCATCTATATCAACTAAATTATTGTTTTTGTTCTCCATTTCCATCCTCTACATAAACACGTCGGTCAAAATCAAAAACCCAAACAAATGGATTTTGTTCCCATCCGATCTTAGCTCGTTTCTTTTCTGATAGTCCACTATTCCACCTCGATGCAAAGGCAAGCTCAGGCGACAAAACACCTGGCAACCAAATACCCTCTCGTTCGATATCGTCAAGCGAAATATCATGCAGTCGTTCTACACGAACATTTGTAATTCTTATAAAGTTCCTTGCAGCATCATTTGGCATTTGAACAGATGGCTTCCAGTTGAACAAGAGATAACCTTGCGGCGGATCTCTGTCTAAACGATACACATACTTGCCATCAATCATTGCCCATGTTTCTTTTAGAGCAAGAATATCTCCCTTTTCGTATGGCGGCTTAATGACCTTGCGCTCATCTTCTGTATCTTGAACATCCAGTAAAAATCCCGCTTCGGTCATTTCTCCACCTGAGATATCTTGCTTATTCATGGCAATGCGAAAACAATGCTTTTCATTTTCAACGATTTGCCTTAGCGCATCGCCATTAAGCCTTATGTATTTCACGCTCATATTCGCACTCTGATTCCTCCTTATACATGAGTCCATATCTGACCACTTACTATTTTGGAAATTAGATTCGCAGACACTCCATATTGATTTGCTAATTCCTTTCTGTTGCACTTTACGCCAGAACCTCTTGGTATATAGTTCATACGGATTTCTCGCACATCGTCCTCAGTCAACTTTGACATACCATTACAACTCCCAGCATAAGCGCCGAGGTGTGACAGATATCCAAGTTGCGCCGGTACATCATAGTCAATCAACTCAAGATCAACGGCGTGAAAGTAATTTTCCTGCCGCGTACACCATTCGAGGTTATCCGCCCAATTATGCTGCTTGCAGCCGTCAATATGATTGACGATCTCATATCCAATAGGATTCGGAATAAAAGTCTCAGCAACACACCGATGTATTCTCACATTAAGCCGACGTCCAAACACAGAAATGCAAACCTGCTGATATCCGCCAGCGCCATAACCGCAAGAGTAGATCTTTCCAGTAATGGCGCTTCGTATTCTGCCGAAAGTAGACACTTCAAATCGCCATGAGTAATCAACACCCTGATATATAGCGCCGTGCCATATCTCGTTATCAAAATTCCGAAACACCAGAATCACTCCCAAGTATTATTGCGCCAGAACCTTATCTGCTACGAAGTCATAATATCGCGTCCAAAGATGTTGAATGAGAGCTTTTCTATTCGGCTGCTCCAAACGATCAAGCGCATCAAGAAGTTCCTTAATCGCTGTGTCATTCTTCTCGACAATGCTCAAAACACGCCACACTTCGATTCCAAACTCATTTCCGTAATTCTTTTGCAGTTCAGCCGGCAAAATCTGCTTAGCAACTCGTTCGCTGATATTACCCATTGTCTTCACCAGATTCTTTTGGAGTAAAACCATTACAGTTGCGCAGCCATATGGGATCGAAGTTGACAGGCCACATAAACCAACCGCTCATAACGCCATGCTTATCAGCACGAATATCCAGCTTTGCAGCCTGAAGAAAATTTACTGACTCAAACATAGCAAATAAATTCGTATCATTCCCAGGATATCGACAACAACTATGTGTATCGCCTGGAACATCACCTCTGTACTTGCACTTATAACACATTCCTAACTCATACACGATTTTTCACCTCGCAGAGAAGATCGGCTATGCCGTTCAACAGCCTTACGCAATCTAAGATTTTCTTTTTCAAGCTCATGAAGCTGAGCATCATAACTAACAACAGATCCAGCAAGCTCTAAATTTTGTTCTCTAAGGTCTTCAACGCCGGTTCGCAGCAAAGCAACAAAGACACACGCGCCGCAATCCTCGATCCACCATGCACATTGTTCTCCAATACACTTTGATCCAACGCCGCCCCTAATAGAAGCAAGGGGACAATA